ATGAGTCTTGATTACATCGTTCCGCGAAAGAGCGGAAAGTACAGCTTCCGCATTACAGTTCCAAAAGCCAAACGGGCGAAGTTCGGCAAGCGAGAATTTTGGGTGACCTTGGGAACAAGGGACCGAAAGGAAGCGATTGTCAAAGCCGCTGCCCTTCTCGACCACTACATGAAGCTGTTTAAGGCTGACGAAATTTCCGACTCAACGCCGCTCACAATGCCGCTGATCCAGCAGACGAGCGAAAGACTCGGTATCCAGTACCACACACCCGAAGCCATCGAAGCGGCATCCGTTCAAGATTATGTCGCGGTGATGAGCCGGGGTATTGAGGCGTTGGAAAAGATCAAGAACCCCGACATTGCTGAAGTGGCGGCAATCGGCGGTGCGGTCGAACCACCCGCCTTGAACATGCTTCAGGTGTTTGAACGGTATGTGGAACTAACCCCCGGCAAGTTTTTGAATCTCGACAAGCGGGCGCAGGACAAGAAAAAAACCCGATACAAGCGCGCCGCGCTCGATTTCATCGATGCGATGGGCGAAATCGATGTCGTCACCATGACCGCCAAGCAGGCATTCGAATTCGCCGGAAAAATCGCCGCTCGGGTGGCAGAGGGAAAGATCGCACTGGAGACGGCACAGGCACGGCTTAGGTTCATCAACATGTTCGTCGCAAAGGTCTTTCGATCCGACTATACGACGAAAACGAACCCCTTCGACAAGGTACAGATTGAAAGCAACGACGCGGTCGAAACCGGAAAATACTACGCATTCAAAGAGACTGAAATCCTCGCACTGAACGCCAAGCTTGAACAGTCAAATGCGAATGATGAGTTGAAGGCGATCCTCGCCATATCCGAAGGAACAGGGGCAACCGCGAAGGAGCTTTGCTTGCTGACGCCATCGGACTTCCATTTGGACGAGCCGTTTCCGTTCATCACCATTGGTCCGAACGAACACCGAAAATTTGTGAAGACCGGCAAGGAAAGGCACCGCGATATTCCGTTGATCGGCAAAGCACTGGAAGCGGCAAAACGGTACGCCAAGACCGGCTTTCCACGGTATGCGCGTTCCGGTGGCTCTGAAGCTGTGTCAGCAGCGGCGAACAAATTAATACACCAAATCTCCGAACAGGCGACCACCTATTCCTATCGCCACCGAATGGCTGATCTACTCAGAAATTCGGGATGCCTCGACACGATGAAGAATTCCATCATGGGGCATAGCTCACCGGGCATGTCCATGCATTACGGCGATGGATATGACATGCCCAACAAACACAAAGCGCTGAAGAAGGCGCTTGCCCTCGCAGAGAAGAAGCAAAAGCAACTGAAAAACTAAACCCTAACCAACAACGATATGCCTGAAGCGAACAAAGCGGCTTAGTGCCGCCCTACCTAAATCATGAACGACGGCATATTCCAATTAAGGAATATGCGAAATTGCCAGACTACGACTACCGAACATTACTTACGGATAAGAAGGCACGAACGAATTTTTTAGATCAGCAAGAGCGGCTTATCCAACTGCTGAAGCGCAAAGGATTTGTCGAAGCCGCATTGATCCATGCGAAAAAGCGGAAGCAATTAATCGAAGAACTGTCGCTGTTAGCCGATGATTGAGGCAGCGAGCAAAAGAGGGAGAAGCAGAAACATGCCTACGCTCAAAGAGATATTCTTCATTCTCGGTATCGTGTATTTCGCTCGCGAACTTTGGGCACCAGCCGCCGCCTTTAACTGGTGGGTACTGGTGGTGTGGCTCATTTGGGTTGCCGTGTGGGGCGGCTATCATCTTGTCAGAGGCAAACGGGCGGGGAACCAACCAGCACAATGAGCAAAGATAACGCGGATGCGAGTGAACCCCGCTGCGACTAAACGGCGGGGTTCGTTTTAATCCGCAGATGATCGATGCTCGTGCCGCTCATCGCTGATGCTAATATACGGTTATCTCTGCGCGGCTTCACGTTGAGGGACTTTACCTTCACCATTTACCCCAAGGTCTTTTTCCAGATCGCTTGGTGGCTAATTCAAGCCGATATTCTTCATAGGCGGTTTCGATCCGCTCCACCATCTCATCCGCAAGAGCGCGCACTCGAAGCACGTTTAGCGGATTCACGGAAACTACATTACCCTCGTTATCTCGCCCGTTCCGGTGGACAAGGTGATGCCGCTTTACCGTGATATCGTCCATTTCTTTGGCTTTGGCGTCGTCGGCGAAAATGTTGACCTTCAAAACCGCGCGGTAAAGCTTGGCAGCTTCCCCGAACCTGTGGAACGAAAACTCATGCAAGTACGCTTTCGCATTCTTCTTTACGTATTCGGGGTCTTTTGCGATGTCGATCAGCTTGGGTGTTGAGTCACGTAGCTGCGGGATTGCTCCGACCAATGCAATCAGCTTTTCATTGTCGTCCAGAATAATGTTTATCAGCCGGTCGCTTAGATATGCCTCCAGCATCACGACATGCTGAATATACATCATCCTCAACAGTGGCTGTTTGACAGGCAATAGGGATGCGGGACTGAGGTCGATAAGTTCGATCTCGGTCCGTGAATGCTGATACACTTCGTAGGCGTCGTCCGGAACGTAGTCGTCAAAAAGTGCCTCAATATCACCGCCATCAAATGTATCGTCGTGAAAGATTATGACGATGTTCGGATGACCATCGATAATTACATCCTTCTCGCCGGGTTTCGCGACGACCTGAACCTCATAGAGCATGCTGCATTCCGGGCAAGCCACGGTGTTGTAAGTGGTAGCGATTCCGTCGGACATACGATCATTGGTCCAATCGAATGACGCGTCCTCAACCTCGTCATCAACGGAAGCTCCACATTGTGGACAGTGAAAACGAATTCTCAGACCGTTTTGTTGATTCAGGTATTGTTTGATTTGGGACATGATTAATTCCAGAGTTCCGGGAAGACCTTCCGACTGTGCATTTCCAGCGCCCTGCCGATCTGGTCAAAGCGTTCCCTGATGGTTACTTCCGATAGGGCAACCATTCCTGCCACGGTGACCACACCGGCAGTAACGGACACATATTCGCACACTGCCCAAATCACGCCCATCGTTGCCACGGCGGCAAGCAATCGCCAAACTTGCTTCACTTCAACTCCCCCGCTTGAAATCTCGTGCATGAGGTACCCGCAAGAGCACTCCATTCATACGATTGTTTTCTCATGTCACTCGTAAAGGTATAGACCTCGGAAGGCAAATGCCCTAAATTTTTACCGGTAAAATGTTGGGCAATCCTTTCGGTTTGGTTCGGAGACGGTGTTAGTTGATCACATTATCGTACGGAACTCTTGCGTTGAGTCTGCTTGGCACGGTGTTGTTGACGGCAATTCTCTTCAACAGAGTTTTAGGGAAGAAGCATAAAGCGATCCAAGAACGCATTGGCGTGCTTTCCGAAGAGCTATCCGAAAGCAGGGCTCAGATTGAGAGGCAAAAGGAACAATACGCCCTCTTGTCCAAGGTCGCGGAGGAAAGACTTCACATCATCGATCAGTACCAAGACACGGTCAACGAGTTGACGAACAGCAGTAGACTGTTGAAGAGCGGCACCTGAAACGATTGCCGATTACCGCTCAAAGCTCCCGGTTTCGGGGGCTTTTTTGTTGCGCGAAGTAAAACTTCAAATCAAACCAAATTATGGGAAACGAAACTTCGTTTGATTACAGATTATTTTTTTAAAACACGTATTGACGAGCGTTTTGTCCTCAGTTATCCATCCAATATTCCAAACAAACCCCCACATTTTAGGAGATTTTATCATGCTTATTGAAAGCAAAATTCGTCGCGACCTTACCAAGCTCGGTTACCGCCTCAAGAAGACCCCTGCCCGTCATTATACACGCACGGAATACGGTCCCGGCTACGAGGTAATTGACGAACGCAACGTCGTCGTTCTCGGTGCTTCTCAGCGGGAATATGAGGCAACCATTGACGACGTTCAGGCTTGGTTGGACGCGCGAAAAGCTGCTTAAACGACTTTTTCAATCACCGATTAAAACGAAAGGAATAAACATTCATGGAAACTAACATTCACCACACGATGATTATTTTGTCGCACGAAACCTTCTCGAAATGCGTGGCGGAAGGTCATCGAACAGTGCCGGTCCAGCACTTGCATGTACACAGTAGCATTTTCGTGGATAGTTATCCGATGCCTATCGAGGACGTAAGGGAGTTCTTCGACGTCCAACCCGACAGACCCGATATCCTTTGGTCAATCCGATCCTTTGGCGCGGTCTACGATATGCCTGATTATGGGGACCTGTATTATCTCAGCCAAGTACGCGAGAATGAAGAGCGCGTTTGGCACTACAAGCACCGGGGTTGGGGCGACATTCCGGAAAGGGCAGATAGGGAGAAAGTGCTGAACTTTTATCGGAATATCTCCGCACATCATCCCATGATTACCGATGATGGGGCATTTCGCTTTGTCAGTAAGGTGGACAACGACAGCCCGCTTGAAGTCTATTCGGAGATAGTCAGGCACGATGATCGACGGAGCTATGAGGCGTTTCGGGTACACAGACCGATCCGCCAATTCGCTGCCGCCGAATAAAGAATTGAAAGGACGAATTTCGGCGGTCTCTCGACGCACTACGAAACGCACCAGCCAGATAAACGAAACCCGCCAATCACGGCGGGTTCTTTCGTTGGGGTTGTGTCTTACAGTACCGGTGCCGATGGTCTCGGCGGTTCTTCGCGCTTGCCTGTTGCCTTACGAGCAAGATACTCGGCATTTTCAAGCTGGTAGCGAATTGCCTCAAGCCAAACCGGATCGGTGCGAACTTCGCCGCTCACCATTGCCCGAAGAGACGACAGGGCTTCATTGAACAACTCGGCTTCAGTGACGGTTTCGAGCTTAGGCGTCTCATTAGCGAACATGGTAGACAGAAGGCAGAGCTTCGGATTCGGATCAATCATGATGTTCATGAGATAGGCAATGACTACTTCCGAGACACCGTCCGCGTCGTCCACGAACACGAAATTGTTGACCGCGTGGATACCGCGCGCAGCACTGGCGTTGTCCGCCGAAACGAGACGGTATTCAGCAAAGCACGAAGGGGCAGCGGTCTTTCGGGAAACGCGAGTTGCGCTAACGTCAAACAGGTCTTTGAACGACGATGCCATACGAGCATGCAAGGCTTGGAGATTGCTCCACATGCCGTTTTTAATAAGGGACTCGGACGGTCCGAAGATCGTTACCTTTACATCATCGAAGCAGACCAGCGACCACCAAACAGCGATTGCCGCAACATACGTTTTACCCCAAGCCGGTGGTTCATGGCGGGTAATCGTCCGTTCGGTCCGGAACTCTTCGCAAAACGTAATCTGTTCAGGCGTGAGTTTTGCGCCAAAAACCTGCTTGGCAAAAAGGGCGATGTCGCCGCGATATGCGTCCAGAAGAATGGAAAGTGCCTTCTCCTTAGCTTCCGCGACACCTTCGCCCGTCAAGAAATTGACGCGCTTCATGTCCTTGCGGGTGAACACCTTAGCGGGGGTTTGGGTTGAGGCGGTGCCTTCGTTGAGTGCGTTGACGAACTTAGCCACGTCCTTAACCACGTCGCTGTTCGGATCAAGCTCGCGAAGCACTACAACGCCATCACCAAGACGCGTGCGAAGTTCGGCGGCTTCCTTTCGCTCCCTCACAAGTGCCCCAAGCTTCACAATCGCAGTGAGCGGGTCGAAATTTGGTTCCAGCGTTTCCGGCGCAACTTCGGTAATGAGCTTTATTGCCCGTGCGCGAAGATCGTCCGAAACACCTTCAGCCTTTGTCAATTCATGAACGAGCGCCATGGCGCGGGCAGTGGGATTAGTAGTATCCATTTTGTTTTTAAGACTCCTGTTGTTTGAAAATGAAAAAGGGTTCAGATACGCCGGTCGGAATGGCATCTGAACCCCTGATCAAAGAGACATTTAACGTAAAGGAATACGACTCCGATCAATGGCTAAGGAATTCAGCCATCCGACCGGCTTTCGTCTTCCTTACATGGTTTATTTAGTGGAATTGAAATTTGGGGGCGGCATCAGTGAAGTGCCGCCGTGCCTCGTTGTGGGGGCCATTCGGCGGGACGCTTGCGGGCGGATGAAGCGACCCGAATTTTGCTTCTGCCATCGTGGAGCCCAGATGTATAGTCAATTGTCGGGGACTATTACTATGTCGGGGGAAGAATGGGCGTTAGGACCAATGTGCTTGTGGCGGGCGCTGTCGCTGCCGTCATCGGGATCGGCAAGCAGCTTACAAGCGGGATTGATATTCCCGGCTGGCTAACCCTACTCATTTGGGTGCCTATCGTCGCGGTGCTTGGGTACGCCGCTGTATCGATATATGAGACCAGTAAGCAAATGGAAGCCAAAGCAGCCAAGCGAGCGGCAATCAAGGCAGAGAGAGCAACTAAAGAAGAAGCTGAATAGCGCTTCTTTTAGATCGACAGTTCGGCAGCAGCTTTTGCTGCCCGTTGTCTGGCTTTCTTCTGCCGTTCGTATTCCCTCTTTTCATCGTCGGTGCGCTCGATACGCGGACGACCACGCTTCGGACGATCTTCGAAATCAATCGGAAGCGGGATGGATGGAGCACAACCCGGAATTAGGGATTGAATGTTTTTGGCAGCGCCTTCGTCCTGGACGATCAGAACGACCTTATTCCGGCTGTCCTTGTCCCGAAGCGACGTCCTACCAAGGAATTGGTAGACCAGTTGATAGCAGAGCGCTTCCTTCGACTGTTCAGCAGTGATGCCGTAGAACGCGAAAAGCCTTTCCACGGTGTCGGGATCGAAGTTGATCGCAGCAAGGAAAACACCCATGTCACAATCTTGAAGATGGTTCCAACCGTGCGGATTGGTGATCACCCGTGTACCGGCTTCCAACAACCAATCGTATTCTTTGCCTTCGCGAGGGTGTTTGTTCGAACAGTAGATATGGAGGCGACCGGGGAACAGTTCGTCAATCGCTTGGGCAACCAAGTTCAAAAATATCTGATTGCCTTCCGCTTCCTTGCCCTTAGCAAGCCCCTTCAGGAAGGTCTTCGACAGGTTGGGAATCGGCACATGATGGAGTTCCACACATTCAGCCTTGTGGCTCAAATCCGAGTAATCCAGCCGGGACTCAATGAATTCGTTCGTCTTGAAGGTGACGTCCTTAGACCACATCCTTGAAAGAAGGGTCTTCTCAATATTGGCGCTGATAATCAAAACATCCCGATAGCAATCGATGATGGACGGCAGCATGAAGATTGTGAATTGAAGGATGACCTTCTTGTATTTGTCGAAGGCTTCCCCGGAAGAAGCCATATCAACGCTGTCCTGATCGATTATCACGCGATGGTGCGTGTTGACGACGAATTCACCAAGCTCTTGTGCCTTCTTGCCGAAATTCCGGTAGCGAGTGCCGTCCTTGTCCTGAACACCCATGAGAAGTCTGCCGATGTGATCGGAAACCATCAGTTCGTAGAAGCCGGGGTTTTCGGTCTCTTCAAACGTGAAGTCCTGAAGCTCGTCGGCATTCTCGAATTCGATCTTGATGTTATCGACCGGGGAAAAGGCTTCATCAATGATCAGCAGACGGTTGGCGGTGTTCGTCTTGGTGGTAAGGGCAACCCAATGGTTGACCAGAAGAACACCCTCGTAGCCTTCTTCGCAGAGCCGCTTGTACTCTTCGGATGCGCTGCGAAAGCCTTCTTCTTGTGAAATGACGACGCAAGGAATTCCCATCTCGCTAAGATAGCGGCGGTACTGCTTGCTCAATTCGTTGGTGGGAGTTGCTAACGTTGCCGGGACCGGCTTGCCGTCGTTCTGCTTGATAAGCTCGGCATACCACTGAAGGGTATAGCGGGATTTTCCAGCGCCAATATGACCGGAAACTTTCTGAATTGTTCTCTTCATTAAAATCGTTCCTCAAATAGAATAGTACAAAAGAAAAGGATCTCTCGTGCGTCGGGCGAGGAACACGAGAGACCTTCAAAATGCTTTTCTTCTGTAGAAAACTATTGAGGATCGGGAACCAAAGCCTTTCCGAAATGACCGGTTGGATACCAAGTCATTTCGCCCGACTTTGCTTCCAACTGTTTTATTTAGGGATTTGCTCCACAAAAATTCGCGCGAAAACGTACTTTTCGCCGAAATCACAAAAATATTTTGCGGTATTGGGGAGTGTTGCTATTTAATCCCATACGCCTTGGCGAGTCAAGACAGTACATCGAAGAATAACTTGGTTTCATTTGAAGTTTCATAGGTAGAATGTCCCTCTTGCGGCACTCAATCAGGCTGTCCCTTTTTATCCCGTAAGGTGTTCTTCTTATACGGATTTTTCGGGGACATTTGTTGAATCCAATGTATATGAATCAATAATGACTTTATAAAACATGATACTATGGTCCGCCGAAGGCGGACCATTTACGAGCTTGCTCGTAACCATGTTCGATCATAAGAACTGGTAGTTACTTCTTGTAAACAATGGAATCAATAAGAAATAATTTGTAACTGGCTTTGGATCATTCACCTACTGGTAAAGATAGAATCTAACCAATTGCTATTGGTGAAAAGAATTGCTTCGCAACCCGTGTCCGCTCGCAAGCTCGCGTCCCCGGCGTGGCTGATGAAGTACAGGTTGGATGAAAATCTTTATGGCTGATGAAATCCTGTCGTATCCTGCCGGAACCTGCCAACACCTGTCGTATCCTGTTGATCAACTGGTTTCATCTGGTATCGACTGTGACCATCTGGATTCCTCTGCCAACATCTGCCGATCACTGGAAAAGCCACAAGCGAACGAACCATTACCGATGGGATATCATCCCTACATTGGGTGGAGTCCTGTTACCGGATGAAGTGCCGCAAAGGGACAGGGATGACGATGAAGTGGCGCAAGAGGACAGCCGATGCTGCTTCTATTCGGTTGTGCGCTATATGAACATTCTTTGAACTTGTATACAAATACTTCTACGTTGATCACGTTTTCCGCCCCCGCGCGTGACCGCCCGGAAACTCTCCAAAACCCGCCTGATCACAACAGCCCTGCCGCCTGTCCGACCGAATGCCCGAACAACAGCATCGCGGCAAACACTACCGTCCGAAGCACGGCGATCACGACGCTACAGACGATGGAAAAGCGCCCTACCGCAAGGGATTCATATCCGGGAAATCGCAGCTTCAGTTGATCGGGAATTTTCGAACTGGTCCTTGGCAATCGTCTCTCCTGTCTGAACTCGGTTGCATATGAAAATAGTCAAATCGCGCGCAAATCCCAAATTGGTTTGGCGTTGACCGGTGTTTTTGTCGGTTGCGCTTCAAAACAGCTAACGGCGCGGGTTCTCAAGCGTCCAGTTCTTTGTTGAAATTTTCTGGCAATGTGCGGTGCGCCTGTCGCCTATACCCGTTGTCCGACGAATCCACAGGCGATAGGCGAAAAGGTTGCGTCCGGAAGATCACCACAATCCGAAACCGCGCCCGATCAGAACGAGCACGCCAAGGACGAATATACAGGTGACGGGGAATCGCCCTACCGCAAAAGCTTCGAAGCCAAGCAGCTTCAGCTTCAACTGTTCAGGGTCTTTTGAGAAATTGGATTTCGGCATCGGCACACGTCTCCATTTAGAAATGAATTGGTGTGCTGCTTGCTGCTACGCAGTTAACCGTGAATCGCCGGGAGTACGCAAGAGGTTTCGCGGGCGCTTTCCCCAAATGAGCCGGTGAAACGACCGGTCAAAAAGAAGCGTGTCCTTTATAGATTTCGCTATTCCGCCAATGAGCGATAAACGGTTGCCTTGCTCAGTCCGGTCTTTGACATGATTTCCCGGATCAGCAAACCACCATCGCGCATCTTCCGGATATCCGCTGTTACGTCCTCTGTAGCTTTGGCTTTCCGACCGAACCTCCTGCCGTCCGCTTTCGCCTTGTTAATGCCGTCCATCTGGCGTTCTTTGCGGATAGACGTTTCGAACTCGGCGAAAACAGCCAGCATTTGGAGCATGGCGCGTCCTGCCGGTGTACTGGTGTCAATGCTCTGATCAAGAACGCGAAGCTCTACACCCTTGCTCTGAAGCTCATTGACGATGTTGAGAAGATCGGTCGCGGATCGCGCCAATCGGTCAATCCTCGATACACAAAACACATCGCCTTTCCGGGCGAACCGAAGCGCTTCCTTCAATGCCGGTCGATTGGTGTCAACGCCAGAACGCTTTTCCTCAAACAGGTGATCCGGCTGGACTCCGATAGCGGTCATTTTGTCCCGCTGAACTTCAAGCGATTGCCCGACCGATGAAACTCTTATGTAAGCAATAAGTGTCATGTCTCAAATTCCCTTAGACTATTCTAATCGCCAGTTATGAGACATGAAACGAGACGCGTCAAGAGACGGTCGCACTGTTTTTACATTTTGAGACATTGCCGACGCACTGCCGATCACGTCGGCTCATCATAGAACGGCTTACCGCGTCCACGTCGCTTCGGTTCCTTCGGCGGCTTCGGCTCTGGTGCTGGCTTCGGTGCTGGAATGATTTCGTCCAGATACTTTTCGTGGATTGTTACGGGGTGCTCGAAGCCCGGTAGGTGAAGCGTCACGAGTCCATTGTCCCACACGCGCACTACCTTGGCACGAATGACAACGACATCGCCTTTTCCTATTCGTTTAGCCATAGCTAATATTTGGCGCGTCCGTCGTTGCGGGCAAGTAGCGCATTCGGGCGATACGGATCAGGCGAAAACGTCGGCAGGATTACGGGGGAATACAGCACCCCCTACACCCCCCTTCGCGCACTTCTTTTCTCTATATGGTGGCGGGGAAAATTTTTATAAAAAATTGAACATCCGGAGCAGACAAACGAAAAGGGCGATCCCCGAAAAGATCGCCCGATAATCCCAATCACCTATTCTACGGTGGCTATCAATCGATGGACCTGTCTATTCCGTTAGCCTGTCCCGTCTGAACAGCCTTCTTGCCCTTGCCTTTGCCTTCGGTCGCGCCCTCCATAACAGGAAGCGTGCTGCCGGGATACTCTGCGATCATAGCCCGGAACTCAGTGTCCTTCTCGTCTCTTGCCGCCAAGATAAGATCGTCCATCAGCTTAGCCAGCTTGTCTTTCGGTACGTAGCGAATTTGACCAAGTAGTTTGACTTGGTATGTGTCGCCCTCAAGCTTGTATGACCAATTGCCTCTACCACCGGTCTTATTCGGGTCGGCAACCGCCTGCTTGATGTTCTTGAGATAGGCAATGAATTTTTCGACCGCTTCATTCTTGGGCGGCTCATTATAAGGCGCAAGCAATTCCAAACCGTTCGCCATTCTATTCCCCTTCCTTCGAAAAATGATGATGCCGCTAAATAAGCGAAAATACACAACGCATGCAAGGGGCAATACGCGGGTTAATGCGCATCAAATTCGAGATACCACAGAACGGCTATAAGGCACAGATCGCGGACGCTTCGGCGGCTGGTCGATTTGACGAATGGGCCTATGAGAAGTTCATAAAGCCGGTTCGTGGCATGGTAGATGGGAACTATTCATACGAGATCACCCAACCTACCCACATCATAATCGACTTCGCCGACGACGCGGATGCGGATGTCTTCCTTACCATCTTTGGGGGACGCGAAATCGATGAGTGATGAAATTGACAACGGCAACGAAACCGAAAACGAAATTAAATTCGACATCAGCGAATTTCCGGAAATCAAACGCAAGAAAGGTCGGCGCAAGCGCACCGTTACCGAGAAAGAGCGTGAACGCTGGCAATCCCCTGAATGGAACGATCACCTGAAGAAGATCGGACGGCAGAAGGGCGATCCGAAGGTTCCCGGTAGCGGTCGTAGACCAACACCGAAGGAAGCCAAGGAACTGGCGAACAGCAAGTCCGTGGAAGTTGTCGAGTTCATGCTTTCGGTTATGCGTGATGAAGACGCATCAATGAAAGATCGAATGAAAGCCGCTGCCTATCTTGGCGACATGACGCTTTCGAAAGCTCCGACCGAATCCAAGGTCGAAGTGAACCATACTCACCAGATTGTCGACATGATGGCTCGCATCAATGCGCAGCGGCACGGCATAAAGGATATCACTCCCGCTACTCCCGTGATCGAAGCCAACTTCGTCCCTCTGGAAATTGAAGATGAGGGCGAAGTATGACCGACTCTGTCGCTGGCTTCTTGGTTGCGCTCTGGCTTGCGCCCGCTTTGTGTTCCATCTTCGGGATTACAGCGGCAGCAAGCGCCGTGACGTTCGTCTTCGCAGTTGCGGGCACCTGTCTCTTCAGGTCCATTTCAAACAAGAGCACATCCAAAGATGTTTGATTGGATCGTTGCCCTTCTCATTGCTGCCGGACTTTGGGTTTCCGCACATCTTTTACAGCCGCAATACGTCCTTGCCGCGATTTCCGGCGCGTTCGTGCGCGCAATCATTGCCCGATCCGGTACGGTTTTGGAACGGCTCTTCGGCGGCTTTGGTGGCGTGCTCTGCGCAGTATGGCTTACACCGGTCGTCTGTATGCTACTCGGCATATCAGCCGTATCTGTCATGAACGCTGTTTCATTCGTTCTCGGCATGACTGGCATGTATCTCGCAGAAGCCTTAGTGAACGTTGCGCGCAAATATGCCAAGAATCCGCAAGGTCTCAAAGAGTTCATCCGTGATCTGATATTGCGCCTGATCACCAAGAAATGACCAGACAAAGTCGTTCATTCCCTAAATATCGGAATGAACGACAATCAAGAATATAGCGATCTTAAAGCACTTATTGATGCCTTTTATGAAGACATGTCTCTTTTTGCGAAGCATGTCTTCGACGTCGATTTGACGCCTAAGCAAATTGAATATTGTGAGGCATTTAAGAACAATCAAACGATCACGGTAAAGGGTTCGTCGGGATGGGGTAAAACCTTTATCTCCGCAATTTCCCTCTGGTGGTCGCTGATCGTATTCGATCCCGTCAAGGTCACGATCTTTGCCCCCTCTGAGTCCACGATCAAGTCGGGTATCTGGAACGAACTTCAAGTGCTGTATTCAAATATGGCACCGCTCTTCAGAGAACTGTTCGAGGTATCGGCGACCAAGATTTTCAGGAAGTCGCGCGGCGAAACCTGTTGGGCGGAATATCGTCTTGTATCGAAAGACAACATCGCTGCGGCACGTGGTTTCCACTCGAAAAACAACATTGTCATTGCCGACGAAGCCAGCGGTATTGAAGACGTAATCTTTACCGGCGCACTTCTGAACGTCCTGAACGATGGTCCGGGCGCGAAGGTGGTCCTTGTTTCCAACCCCGATAAGGCAAGCGGCTTCTTCTTTAAGACATGGCGCGACCCCGAACTATCCAAGGATTGGATAAAGGTTCACGGCTCGATTCGTGACAAGCCGAACTACACACCGGGAGAAGAGGAAAGGTTTGCGCGTCTCTATGGCGGCGTGACCAGCCGCGACTATCTGACATTGGTGGAAGGCGAATTCCCCTTGTCCGACGTGGACGGGCTGATTTCACGCGAATTCCTTGACGAAGCCGTCACGAACAAGGACGCGATCCCCAATCCCAAGGCACCGATCATTTGGGGCCTCGATCCAGCCGGTGCTGGCAAAGACAAGTCAGTGCTCGCCATCCGACACGACAATGTCTTGCGCGGTTTCGAAGAATGGGCGGGTCTTGAACCGGTTGCCCTCGCCTTGCGCGTCAAGGAACTCTACCTGAAGACATCGAAGAAGGATCGTCCTGCCGTTATCGCGGTGGATGGCAACGGTCTTGGTGCCGGCGTCTATGACGCGCTGAAGCACTTCAAAATTCCCGTCTATAAGTGCATGTTTGCCGAAGTTCCAAAGCGCAATCCGGACCGATATACGCGCGTCCGTGACCAAATCTGGTTCGAAATGCGCGAGTGGATTCACACTGGCGACGTGTCAATTCCCAACCATAAGAAGCTGATCGAAGACTTGGCTATCCCGACCTATGAGGATTCGCCAAAGATCAAGATCGAAGACAAGAAGTCGCTCAAGAAAAGGCTTGGTCGATCCCCGGATTATGCCGACGCATTGGCGCTGACATTCTCGGTATCTCACACTCGATACGCGTCCAAATACCAGTGGGATAAGCCAATTGAATACGACAACCTTTCGCAATGGGAATAGCCATCGCTGCGCATCGCCCGCCGCTAAATAGATCGAATTTCATAGATCAAAACGATTGGCGGTAATGGCTATTTCAAAGAAAGACGAGCGGACAATTCTTGAGACCATCGGCACAAAGCTGAAGGACTCGGTCAATTTTTCGAACGGTAACATTGCGCAGAAGCAAGAGAAGGCGCTCAAATATTACAATCGCGAACTGCTGGATGGTGACTCCAAACTTCCACGGGGCCGTTCCAAGTGGGTTTCTCCCCTTGTTCAGAACCATGTTGATTGGGCAACCGGACAGCTAATTCGCATCTTCACGACACCCGAACACGTTTGTGAGTTTCAGGCAATTGGTCCCGAAGATGAAGCGATTGCGCGGCAACAGACCGCCGTTGTCAACTGGATACTGACTGACAAGAACAAACACCTTAGTTACCTTCATCCATGGCTTCAAAACGGATTCTTGACGGGCTTGGGTATAGTGACTGCCGAATTCGAGACGATCACGGAAGAGTCCCTACCCCGGCTGATCAAGGGGATTCCCGACGTTCAGCTTGTCCAGTTCTCTGAACAGCAAGAAGCCGGACAAATCATTATCGAAGAGTCGGGCGAGCCGTACACCATTCCAGGCGGTGTTCAGGTACGCGACGTAAAAATTCGCACTGTAACCCGCCGCTCTTGCATCAATGTTTTCCCGGTCGATCCGGAAGACGCGGTTCTATCGACTGATGCGCAGTTTGATCCGGAAACCGGGGGCATCCGCGCCAAGCTACAGGGGCATCGCAAGATCATGTCCCGTTCCGTCCTCATCGACCTTGGCTTTGACAAGGCGACTGTAGATCGTATTCCCGGTGTAAATGAAAAGACTGATGGTATCGCGCTTGAACGTCTCAAAGACGTCTCAGGCGAGCGCGCATTCGACAAGGATATGGTCGAGGTCTATACGGTCTATACCCGTCTCAAACTTGATACCACGTCGCGCCATTACCGAATCACGTTCGGGGGCGATTCCGCCAACCCTATTCTTCTGGATTATGAAGAGACGACTCGGTTTTATCCGTATGCGGCATTCGTCCCTTATCCACTTGCGGGCACCCTTTTTGGGCAAGGAATCGCGGACCGAATTGGAGAAGATCACGAGAAAATATCGAAAATGGAGCGGGCTGTTCAAGACTCGCTCAACATGTCGGTATTCCCCATCACTGTTGTTGATGATGACGTTAGTTCGATTGACGACCTAACAAACCTGCATCCCGGTAAGGTCATCCGCTCATCGTCACCGAACGGCGGAATTAACTTCGTTCAGCATCCGTTCACTGGCGCACAAGCTACCGGGATTATCGAACGGCTCGAACAGAAGCTTGACTTCTCGACAGGCGTTGGGCCTCAAATGATGACGCTCGACGCATCCGACTTACAGCGCACCACTGCCACGGCGATCAATCAGCGTTCGAACCAGCAACAGACTTTGATTGAGACGGTATCACGCTTCTTTGCCGAAACCGGCTATCGCTATCTCACAAAAGTCATTGTCGATTTGCTCGTACAGAAGCCCGACGAGTCGCAGGAACTTATTGGTAGGCTGACGGGCAACTTCATCCCGGTTGATGAATACAACATCAATTTCGATGTCACCACGTCGGTTGCGTTTGGAGTCATGTCCCGCGACCAATCAATGGCGTCTCTCAATAACCTTCTGGCGCAGCAATATCAGGCATTGGCACAGGGTCTGCCCATCGTCAATGCGCAGAACATCTTCAACACCGTTGCGAAGTTGACTGAACTGTCGGGATACAAGAACACGGCTGCTCACTGGACCGATCCGACAACATTGCCGCCGCCCCCGCCCCCGCAACCGCCCGTCGATCCGAATGCCGGAATCATCGAAGTTGAGACCGTTAAGGCGCAACTGAAGTCACAATCAGACGAACTGAACCGCCAGTCCGATTTGACGAAGTTTGCTGCCGAAATGGACTTCAAGCGCGATCAGCTGGCGCAGGAACTTGAACTGAAGAGAGCAGAAATAGAAGCAAAATACGCGGCACAAGTCGCAATCGAGCAACTGAAGCTTGAACAGCGAATGCCGCGCGATCCCATGGGGAATATCCAATGATCAATCAGGACGTTTTAGACAAGGCGTATGCTGCCGAACGGCTGATGAATAATGCCGATTATCAGAACGTGTGCCGTTGGATCGAAGAAGATGTCTTTGCTCTGTTCAACAGGGTCCCGCTTGGTGACGACGCGACATTGAAGGAAGTTCAACAGCTTTCGCACGGGTTCAAACTCTTCAAAGAACGCATCACTAAATATATTGAGAAAGCTCGTTATGAGGCACAAATCGAAGCCTCAAACGACGAAGAATACTAAATAGAAGCAATTCAAACGTTTTTGAAAACCAAAGGATTATATTAGAAGTATGGATGAAGAACTTGTTGACAATACCTCCGAAGCGGAGACTGTCGATAACCAAGGTCTTTCTGTTGATGATGCCGCGATTAAACTTCGTGGCATGCTCGGCGTATCGAATGACTCTCAAGTAGAACACTCTGAAGATAACGACGGCGAAATGTCACCGGACGCTGAAGCCAATGCTGATGAAGCGAATGAGGCTGACGCAACCGAGAACAATACCGATGAAGACGACCCGGAATACGAGGTTGAAATTGGTGGCGAAAAGCTGCCGGTGAAACTCTCGGAACTCCGCAAGGGCTATTTGCGACAGAGCGACTACACACGGAAGGCTCAGGAAATTTCCGAACTGCGAAAGCAATACTCGGAGAACCAGCGGGACGTGAATCAGGTTCGTGAGCAACTTCGTGAAGAAAGCATGGGTTATCTCCAAGCTTTCAAGCGCGAAATGGCAGCCGCATATGCGACGCAACCCGAAATCGATTGGGATTACCTCCTGAATGAGAATCCCGGCGAATATGTCCGCCAGAAGGAAATGCAAGAGCGCCGCGATAGTATCGCACGCCAGCTGTATGAAACCGAAATGGCGATGGCTCAGCAACGTGAGGCTCAAGAGGCGCAACTGCATCAGGAGAGGCTTACTGAATCGAAGACTAAGTTCTTTGAAACGTATCCTGAACTCCGCGATTCTGCCCGTGCCAAGGAAGCTCAAGTCGGTATGACGCAACTGCTGATCGACGCAAGTTTTGATCAGCAAGAACTGGAAAATCTCTCTGACTATCGAATGCTCGATATTCTCTACCGCCTCTGGAAGGCTGAAAACACCGCAAAAATCGTGCCTCAAGTGGTGAAGAATTTCGAACAGAAGCCGAACATTTCCGCGAAGGAACCAAGTCGGAAAAACTTCGATCATCGTGAGAAGAATTGGTCCAAATTCAAGCAATCGGGCAATCTGGACGACGCCGCTGCCCTCATCATCAGTCGCCTATAAAAAGAGGTTTTAACTAATAATGGCTACTCTCAAAACAACCGATGTCTCTCACGTTCGCGAAGACCTTGAAGACATCATTTCGAACATTTCGCCTGAAGACACCCCGTTCCTTACCTCCATTGCGAAGGTTTCGGCATCGCAGAAGACTCACGAATGGACTCAGGACAAGCTTCGCGCCCGTAACAAGAACAACGCTGCTATCGAAGGTGCTGAAGCCGCCGCCGCAAGCAATAGCGCTCCCGTTCGTCTCCGCAACCACGCACAGATTTTCACTGAAACTGTTCAGGTTTCCGGCAGTCTGATCGCATCCGACACGGTCGGTTCAAAGAACGAACTTGCTTACCAGCTTGCGAAGAGCATCAAGCAAGTCAAGGGCGATATCGAAGCCACTGCTGTATCGGAGAAGGCTTCTTCGCTTGGCGAGCCGCGTGAAATGGGCGGTATGGAAGCTTGGGTCAAGACCAATGCGCTTCATGGAACTGGCGGCGCTACCGCTGGCTATAGCAGTGGCACCGGTCTCGTCGGCGCTGTAACGGACGGCACGGCTCGTGCGCTGTCTCACGCACTCATTGTCGAGATGGCTGAAGGTATCCACTCCGAAGGTGGTGTGCCGAAAATCCTTCTGGTTCCCCCGGCACAGAAGAAGAATATCGTTGCTCTGTCCAATGGTACTACCAAGTTTCAGGACGCCAGCAAGAAGACCGTCTTCGGTGACGTCACGATGTACGAAACACCTTTCGGTCGCTTCGATATTGTGACTTCGCGCGACGTACGTTCGAGCACGGTTATCGGTTACGATCCGGAGCTTTGGGCACAGGCTGTATTCCGTGGCCTCACCAAGAAGAAGCTTCCCGAAGGGGGCGACTACGAGGGCTATCAGGTCATCACTGAAGTTACCCTTGTTTGCCGCAACGAAGCAGGTAACGGCAAGGTCGCTGACCTTTCGTAATCTAATCTGACCTGAACGGATATAACTATAATTCAGGGAAACTGAGGCTCCATTTCGGGGCCTCTTTTTTTGCCCGCTGCTCAAAATTCACTGCCGCTAAATAGCAATAAACAAGGCAGGAATAACGAGCAAACATGAACGACCTTAATCTTACTGGCGCTGACTTGCTGCCGACCGAAGGTACATTCCTATGGGAAGATTCCCCTACACGACGCGTATGGATTACCCGTCAAGGCGACAATCTGATTATCACTACCGAAGCCAAGGTTGATGCGATCATTGCGCAGAATGCCGCGATTGAAGCCGAATTCAATTATTCGGGTCGTCACGGTGACTTGGTTCAAATCGCATCGGTCCCGGAGTCTCTCTATTTCGAATGGATGCGGCAGGGAATTACGGATGACGACGCCAAGGTAAAGCGCATCCTGAACGACCCTGACTTTGCGAAATTCCGTACGAATAGGTGGACCGTATGACGCTCACCTATGACGATTTTATTGCTACTATCAATTCTCTGACGGTACGCACCGACGCTCCAATTCCGACGTTCATTAGTCTTGCTGAAGATTCTCTCCGCACCCTCACCAAGCACTATCTTGCGGAAAAAACCGTTACCCTTTCAGTCGTCGACAATACGGCTGTACTCCCATCCGACTTCATCGAACTGCGCTCAATCACCGGATCAAACGGCTATGTCTATAAGCCGGTCAATCCCGCACAAGCAACGCTTTACGCTGATGAAGTCGGGTACTATCTGTCCGGGAACACGCTCGTATTTGTCGGCAACTACGTCGAAAGCGAAGTGACAATCCTTTATTGGTCCGCGTTTGAGGGCCTATCCCCGACCCAATCCAATTGGCTGTTCGACCGCTTTCCTACCGTCTATGTCGCCGCCGTCATGAAGGAATTCTACCGGTGGGAAAAGGACGCTGAAGGCGTCGCTATCGAGCAAGCCACGCTTCAAGAGCTTCTTGGGCGCGTCGCAGAAGACGACCGGCGCGGACGCAAAACCGGCAACCTCTACATGAGTTTCGGTACATGGCTCTAATCGAAATCCCGTTCGCATCCTTCACACCCGATCTGCCAGCGATGAACAATCCCGGCAGTCCGCGCATTCACAATGCCACGGCTGGTCGCGGACCGGCTCAAGGCGCTGTCACGCTCTATCCCATGAAAGCTGCCTCACTCTACAGCAGCACCAGCATGGTTTCGCGCCCGCTCGGAACCGCCATTGGTCAAGACCGGGATGGAAACGCTAAGGTCTACGGCGGTTGCGCGACGAAGCTTTATAAGCTCGCCCCAAGTACGCGCCAATGGACGGACATTTCTCGCGTTGGCGGCTACACGACGTCGGCAACAGAGCGTTGGCGCAGCGTTGAATTCGGGTCAATGCAAGTGTTCACGAACTTCAATGACGAGCCGCAGTATCTCGACATGAACGTGGATTTACAGTTCGCAAATCTAACATCACTCGTAAAAGGACGTCACATTGCGACCCACAAAGGTTTCGTCATTTTGGGTAACACCTACGATTCTCTTGATGGTGCCGTTCCCTACCGAGTACGGTGGAGCGCAATTGAGAATCCTTTCGACTGGTCTTTCAGCGCGGCAACGCAAAGCGATTTCCAGAATCTGAATGGCTACGGGGCAATCCAAGGCATCGTAACAGACGATAGCTGCTATGTGATCCTTCAGCGCGGTATCGTCCAGATGACCTATATTGGAGCGCCTTATGTATTCCAGTTCGATGATCGCGTTGTAGGTAAAGGTTGCTCTGTTCCCAATTCAATTATCACAGTTTCGGGTCTGCATTTCTTCTTATCGGATGATGGCTTTTACATGCTCCAAGGCGGTCAATTGACGCCAATCGGGGAAGGTAAGGTGAACAAGTGGTTTCTTGAGAACTTCGACAGTTCCCAAGCAAGCCTCATGACGGTAGCTGCCGATCCACGCGAAGCGCTGATTTATTGGCAATTCTGTTCGAAGGCATCAACATCCGGAACTCCCGATTTGATGGTGACTTACAACTATCATAGCGGCGAATGGACTCGTGCTACCGCAACAACCTCGTTCATATTCAACTCGGTATCACTGCCGTGGACTGTCGATCAATTCGACGCCGCGTTTGGCACAATCGATGCTGTTCCCGCGTCCTTTGACGATCCGATTTGGGCAGGTGGTCAAAATATGCTGTGGGGCATGTCGGCTACCGGCGCTGTCTATTCATTCAGCGGTGAAACGCTCGAATTACAGTATGACAGTCCTGAAATTCAGGCGAGCCGGATGATTCCCAATGATACCGGCGCTGATCTGGCAATTATCAGTAGGGTTCTTCCAAAGTTCGAGGGTGCTGGTGATAGCGTCATTGCCCGTGTTCAGGTCGGAACAAAGATGTTGCCAAACTCGGATATTGTTTGGTCAGACATGCAAGAAACGAACTCTACGAGCGGCTACGCATACTTCCGTAACAAGAGCCGTTATCAGCGATTCCGCGTCCGTATCTCCGGACCATGGACGCGCGCATATGCGATGGAAATCGACGCCAAACCGTCAGGGCGAAGGTGAATTTCCGCTAAATATGTGAATGCAGAAAGTCAACGAACATACCAACCAACGGCAAGTCGCCTCTATCGTGAACCAATTGGCGAGCCAGTTCGACGGAACAACTGGTTCGTTTTCGCTTGCCAATTCGGCGACCACCACGAGCGTTTCGAACTCCAAAGTCACGACCATCAGCAAAGTCATTCTACAGCCGCGCAACACTAATGCGGCTTCGGCTGGTGCGTATATCAGTTCGATTTCAAACGGCAGCTTTGTCGTCGCACACCCGTCCGCCACGACCGTCCGAACATTCGATTACGTGGTGTTTGGCGTATGAGGATCGGTTTCACTGAAAGCGAGTACGCGCGGGTCCGTGATTGGCTTGTTGCGGCTATCGATACAAGTCCGGATGTCATTTCCGAAAGCACATTGTTGGAGAAATTGCGCTTCAACGAATGGCAATTGCTTACGACCGAGAACGCCGCATGCGTCCTCCAATTGTGTGAACACGAAGGCGAGAAGATTGCCAACGTGATCCTATTGGGCGGGAAGCGGAACGGTTCGCTTCGGGAAATCATGGGTACTCACGTTGTTCTCTGCGATTTTCTCAGAGAACGGAAGTTCACTAAATTGGTAGGAACGCCGCGCAAAGAGTGGCACCAGTTTCTAAAAAAGAATGGCTTCAAACAACAAGAGAAAGAATTCATTAAGGAGCTAATTTAATGCCCAGTTCGCCAAAGGAACAAACCAGTAAGGTCGAACCGTGGGATGGGGCTAAGCCCTACCTGCTTGACCAGTACAAACTTCTTGATGACGCGTTCAAACATGGCGCGCCAAAGCCTTGGGAAGGCAAGCAGGTTGCGGATCAGTCGAAGGCAACTCTTGACGCGCTTCAGGGCACTGAAAATCTCGCACGAAACGGCAACACGTCGGCACTCACCAACGCGACTAATGCCGTGAACGGAGTGATGACGCAAGGGACAAATACCCAAGCCAATCAGACGCTTTCTCAGCTTCAGCAGCAGATGAATTTCGGCACCAATCCGACCGATGCGATTGCCAAGAACATCGCCAACGGATCGAATGTTGGGCAAAATTACACTAACGCCGCTGCTGGCACTGCCGCTGGTCTACAAAATTATCATAACGGTGCCATCTCTCAGCTTCAGGGTATGACGGGGTATCAGAACCCGGCGCTCGCACAAGCGCAGGGTTACGGCGGGTACACCAATGCGGCGGCTGGTCTACAGAGCAATCAGGCGAACAGCCTTGCGCAGTCCAACAACCCGGCAATGGACTTCCTGAAGAATACGGCTTCCGGTGCGAACGTCGGCAACAACCCGTACTTGGACCGTATGGTTTCCAATCAACAGGACGCCATCGCCAACAAGCTGAAGAACATCACGAATCCCGGAATCGATTCACAGGCTGCTTCCCTTGGTAGAATGGGAAGTGCTGCCTACGCGACACAACGAAACAATGCGGAGTCTACCGCCGCTAACGAAATGGCGAAGGTTGCGACCGAAGCCTATCAGGCTCAGTACAATCAGGACACGGCGAACCAACTGAACGCTGCTGGTCAATATGGGAATTTCGCGAACCAAGATGTTGCGAACCGACTTAACGCCAATCAGGCGCTTGCCGGTACGGACGCTCAGCAGCAGCAGTTGCGACAGGCTGGTACGAGCCTCTACGGCGACCTTGCCAACTCGCAGCAGTCTCAGCGCCTTAATGCGGCTAACTCGCTGTCGAGTGCGTATGACTCTCAACAGGCGTCAAGGCTTGGTGCGAACGCAAATTACGCGGGCATTATGGATAGCCAGAACGCCGCACGGCAAGCCGCGCTAAATTCGAACCGTGATTTCCAGATGCAGGGCGCAAATCTCGCATCGAACAACTATCAGAACAACATTGCGAACATGTTCGCTGGCAATAACCAGCGTTTGAACGCCGCTAATGCTGCCAATAATCAGCAGAACGCGGTTGCCGATCAGCGATTGAACGCGGCGTCGATGGCGGGACAAACCTATCAAAATCAGTTTTTACCGTACCAGCAGTTGGCGGGTGTTGGTGACGCTCGTGACGCTCGCAGCGACCTCGAATTGCGTGCTGATATCGACAAATGGGACCGCATGCAGCAGCAGCCTATTCAGAATGCCGCGAACTTCATTAATCTGCTTAATAGCGGCGGATACAACAATACAAAAACGCAGGTATATTCCAATACTGGCGGTCAAATGCTCGGCGGTCTGGCGGCTCTTGCTGGTCTGTTTGTTTGATTAGAGAGGCAGACTAATGGCAATTTTCGATCTATTCACGAATACAGCGCGCAAGAAGAAGCCGGGACAACCGAGTGATTTCGAAGCGGTAACGACGCCGGACGAACAGCCGAATTGGTTGTCGCAATTCCTGCCGGATGAGCCGGACAAACGGGAAGCGTTGTCGCGTGGTCTTCTGATGGCTGGCGCTAACATGATGGCGGCGGGTGGTCCCTCTCGCGATCCGATGAACATCCTTAGCGTACTCGGTTCCGGTATTGCCGGTGGCGTGAAGGGCTATGACGCTACTCTTTCCGGCAATCAGGAATTGGCGGCGCAGCGCCTTCAAAACCAGTCCGCACAGATCAAGCTTCAGGGTAGCCAAGAATTTCGCAAGCAGATGTCCGCATGGCAAGACAAATGGGGCACCAATGGCACCAGCCCGGAAGCGCTTAACGAACTCATGGGCATCTATGCGGCTGCTGGTGATGCGGATGGCGTCAGGGCAATTCAGAAGCAGGTCCACGATGCGACCACGAATGAATATGGTCTCAATCCAATTTGGATGACTGACGAGAATGGCAATTCTGTTCTTGGGCAGATCGACAAGAAGGGGAACTTCCATAAGGTCGAAACGGGCGGTCTCACCGCTGCCCCCGGTGTTGATAAGATCGATACCGGCACTGAAATTGTCCTTATCGATAAGAAGTCCGGCAATGTAATCAGCCGCACTTCCAAGGACGTCGCGGGCGAAGCAAGCCAGAAAGCAGGAGGCAAGGTACAGGGCGAGTCTGCTGCGAACCTTCCGAAGGTGGAAGGCGCTGCGAACGAAATGCTGTCGTCTATCGATAGCCTTGCGAATGATCCGTATCTTGATTCCATGGTCGGTGCTTGGGATGCCCGGACACCGGATTTGACAGAGGATGCTGCCCGCGTTCGATCCAAGATGGATCAGCTTGGCGGTCAAACCTTCCTACAAGCCTTCAACTCGCTTCGGGGCGCTGGCGCGATTACCGAACAAGAGGGCGCAAAGGCTCAAGAAGCTATCGCACGGCTCAATCGGGCACAGAACGAGCAGGACTACCGGGAAGCGCTTAATGAGCTTCGCGGAGTCGTCCAGCGCGGTATTGAGAAGTACCGGCAGATCGCTGGCGTTTCGACTGATGATCAAAGCGGTTCTGTTGAAAGCGAGACGACAGCGGACGCTCCGGGAACCCGAGCCAATCCAGTTCGTGTGACCAGTGTTCAAGAGTTGGAAGCTCTGCCTGAAGGAACTTGGGTCGTTGGTCCAGACGGTGTTCCGCGCCCCAAAGGAAAGAGGCGCAACTGATGGCGGTAAATGATCGCGCGTTCTATCTAAAGCGCTACCTGATGGATACGCACAACTTGAGCGACTATCAAGCTGCTGCTGTCGTCGGCAACCTCATACAGGAATCGAGCCTGAATACCGGCGCTGTCAACCGTGGTGACGGTCGTGACGGCTCGAATAGCATCGGTCTTGCGCAGTGGAATGGCGAACGTGCCCGTGGTCTAAACAGCTACCTTGATGAGCGTCGGAAAGCTGGCACCTTCACCAACGACACCGAAGCGCAGCTTGATTACATCATCCATGAACTGAACACGACCGAAAAGGCGGCTGGCGATAGGCTCCGGAACTCACAATCTCTTGAAGATGCTACCGCCGCTTTCGTCGGCTTTGAACGTCCGCAAGGTTGGTCTGCTGCCAATCCTACCAATGCGCATGGTTGGAACAATCGATACGGCTACGCCAAAACGCTGATGGGTTATTCGCCGAACGGCGAAAACGGACAAGCCGCGCAAATGCAAGCGTTGGCTCAATCAAATCCGACTCCGTCCGCATCATCGCAGGCAACACCGACACCAACGGACGGCAATGTTTCCATCGGGAAAGTAGACCTTCATCCGAACGACGGAGTCGCGGTCCGTCTCGCAAACAAGCTGTTCGGCACTGATTGGCATATATCAGACGACCAGAAGAGCGATATCGACAAGGGCGCTGGATTGCTCGGTGACGCTGCCAAGCTGTTCGCACAAGAAACCGATTCCATAAATAGACAGATTCAGAATGGTGCGCGTCCTCGGCAGGATACCGGTCCGGTCCAAATCGCAATGCTGTCGTCGGCACCAACGTTGATGATGAAGAAGAAGCGCGGCGGATTGGGCGGATTGGGCGGCTATTAACAGAGAGAATATCGAGCGAATGGCTTCGGATAATAAGAAGAAAAAGCAGAGCTTGAGTCAGGCAGAGGCCGCCGCGAAAATTCGGCAGTTGAATGATCAGGACGACCTTTCGGCGGCATTTGACCAATATGAATGGGGCAACCCTGCTTCGGGCGATGACGAGCTAATCAAGGCTTTTGATCAGTATCAGTGGGGCGACGATGGTGCGCCGGTCAATAGCGGTCCAAATCCCGATCTTATTGACGACAGCGAAGATGCTCCTGCCGTGGTTCGTGTTGCTGTCGGCGCGCTCGATAAGCCGGAAGACCGGCTTGCTGCCTTGCGCAAATACTACCCCGATGCGCAGCCATATGGCGAAGACAATTTCATCTTCACGGACAAAGACGGCAAGGTTCGTCAGTACAACAACGAAGGCTGGATTCCATCAGGCGGCGATTTCGCATCCATTCTCCCGGAAGTCGGCGAAGGCATCGGTGCGATTGGCGGCGCAGCTGGTGGCGGTGTGCTCGGTAGTTTAGTCGCCCCCGGTCCCGGCACTGCTTTGGGTGCGATTGGCGGCGCTGGTGCTGGCGCTACTGCCGGTCGTGAAGGCGTTCAGCGCAGTCTCAATTGGCTGTTCGACAATGAGGATACGCGAACCGGCACCGAACAAGCCGTCGATATGGCGAAGACATTCGCTCTTGGCGCGGCTGGCGAAGGCGTCGGTATGGTTGCCGGTCCGCTCATTAGGAAGGGCGGTCGTGCTGTTGGTGACTTCGTCGGCGATACTGTTAACAGGGCATTTGTCGGCGGGGCGGATGATGCTGCCAAGGTCGCCGACCGCATCGCTGACTTTGAATCCATTGGCGTAACTCCGACTCCAGGCATGGTATCTGGCAATCCTCGCCACGCCAGAATTGAACATGTCCTGAAGAATACCAAGTCCGGAGAAGCTATCGAAGCTCGTATCCGGGACGCACACTCAGGACTCGGCAATGAGTTTGACCGCATCATAACTGATATGACAGGCGGTCAACCCGCAATGACGCGCCCGCAAATTGGTCAAGCGTTGCGGGAACAGACGCAAGTTGCCAAGGACGCGGCATATTCTGTTTCGAACGACCTGTATGACGAAGTCGCCAACAAGGTAACGGCGACGCCTACGGCTTCCAACACCGCAAAATATCTCTCGGATTTGAATGCTGAAAAGGCAGGCCTGTCCAATGTGGGGCAGCGCATACACACAAAGCACATTGATCGTGTAATTGAAGAAGCAACACCGCTTCTCGAAGACATCAGGAATGGCGCTGGAACCTTCAAGGAACTGAAGGAATACCGCACCTACATCGGCGGTCTGGCGAATGAACAGGGTCTCGATAAGACCTTGAAGAACCGCCTGAATGGTCTTTATGACGCGCTCACGCGTGACATGGAGGAAACCGCCCTTTCTTCTGGCGAGGATGCCGCCAAGGCATGGCAAAAGGCTAACTCCAATTATCGCGAATTGTCTCAGGAATTTGGTAAGAAGACCCTGCCCGATACAGTTCTGAAGAAAGATACAGACCTCATCTACCGCGAAGTTTTTGGCAGCATGAAAGATGGCGGCAACAAGATCGCTGCCATGCGTCGTACCATCATGAAGGATGATGGTGGTGCGGATAAGTGGGCAGAAATGACCGGTTCAATCATTAGCGACATCGGAAAGAAAGGCCCTGACGAACCCTTCGAAATGTCCACCTTCCTGAACAACTGGAATGATCCCAAGCGGTTCAGCAAGGAAGCTAAGGATGCCTTGCTTAGGGGCACGAAGCACGAAAGCTATATCGAAGACTTGAACAGAGTTGCCCGGATCGCCGACAGTCTGAAGAAGCATGGCAAGTTCGACAACCATTCGAACACCCTAAGCAACGCGATTGCGGCAGATTCCCTAAACCCGTTCAACAGGAATAACCTGCTTGCGGCAGCACTCGACATGAGTGTTACGGGTGGTAGTGCCTTGGCAACAAAGTATGCCGTTACGGGTGCCGCTAAGGCTGGCAATTGGGTCTATAGAAATCGCGTGGGTAAGATGATGACAAGTCCCGAATTCGTGAAGTGGCTGGCGGACGTACCGAAAGCAGAAATGAAGAAAGGCGGTTTGGAAAACCACGTCAAAAATCTCGTAAAGATCGGCGCTGTATCGCAGGACCATGAACTTTCTCAGGCGATCCACGAGTATCTTCGGGAAGTTGGCTACTACAAAGACGAGCAATAATAAGAGGCGGATTAACGCACAATGACAGACATTATCTCCAGCGATTGGACCGAACTTGATGCGGACAATACGAACCCTTCGCCGAATGGCATTCAGGGCGGTTATCAGCCTTCGACTATTGCCCCAATTCTTCGCAATATTCGCGGCGCAATAAAGCGCGATCACGTCCGAACTAATCCGTATTACACCACGACGGGCAGCGGCAACGCTTACGTTCTGACTTATGTCGGTGCGCCCCTCGCCTACACAAAGGGTGATAAGTACCAATTCTTCACGGATCGGACGAACACTGGCGCGGCAACAATCAACATCAATTCGCTTGGTGCGAAGTCGATTATCATGCCGGACGGTTCGGCGCTCACTGCGAACCAAATCAAAGCCGGTCGTGTCGTTGAGATCATCTACAATGGCACGTCCTTCGTGATGAATGGCTACGTCGATCAGAATTTGAAGATCGGCGATATGTCGGCAAATACGCTTGTTCTCACGACAGCCTTGGCAGTGTCCGAAGGCGGCACGGGTTCGACAACGGCGGCGGCTGCGCGCACTTCTCTCGGAACCGACAACGCGAACAACATCACGACGGGCACGCTTGCCGACGCTCGCCTTCCGACGTCAATGACTGGTAAGACCTTTACCGGCAGCACTCTCGCATTTGAGTATTCTGCGAAGGTCAATCGAGACGGACAGGCGCGCGCTCAATTTGGTGTGCTTGGTAGTACTGCATATTCGCCGTATATGACACGATTGGCGGCTGACGGGAGTACATTCACCGGTCATATTCGTTTGGCTGATGACACTTCCACGGGCTTCAAGCACAACGTTTCGGGCACTGATTATACCGTTTGGACGTCCGGTAACGATGGTTCCGGCTCTGGTCTCGACGCCGATCTTCTGGACGGTCAAGACTCTACTTATTACCGCAACGCGTCGAACATCAATGCCGGTACGCTTGCCGATGCTCGCTTGCCGACGTCGATGGCTGGTAAGACATTCACTTCGGACGTTCATGTTAATGGCGCGGATTTCACAGTCGATCACACAACAAGCGCTGATATCCGTCTTGAACTGAACAACATTCTCTCCGGTCGCCTTTATCGTGATGTATCCGGTGGTGTTGTCATGCGTCGTTATAACGAAACGACTGGCGCGGCAGAAGGCTATATCCAGCTTATGGGTAATGGCGTCAATGACTTTAAGTACAACGGTTTTCCGGTGTGGCATACCGGCAACGACGGTGCGGCTTCCGGTCTCGACGCCGACTTGCTTGATGGTTATCACGCGTCCGATCTGTTCCGAGACAATGCGGACTTCACATCCACCGGCAATATGACACTGTCGAACGGCGCACCGTATATCCGCCTTCAGGATACGACCACTTCAGCGTATGACGGTCGCATCCGTCTTGATGCGAACAACCTTTATATCGACGGTTCTTCGGACGGCACCAACTACGCGGAAGTTCTTCGTTTCGAACTGGATACGAAGGTTGGCTACATGTCGCAATTGTTCCTCACCACATCTGGTGAAGCAATCCGACTCGCCGCACCGACTGCCGGTCAAGACCCCTATATTTCTTGGTACTCTGGCGCGACCCGTACCGGTTTCATTCAGTATCTCGATACCGGAACACAAACAGGCTTCAACATTGTCAATGACGTGTCTGATGACAGGATCGTTATCGACAATACCGGTAACACTTCGGCGCTTCGTTTTTGGGATAACTCGCGCGCGGCACTTGATGTGGTTCTGACATCCGCGAACATCGATAACTATGACTTGGCTAAATATACCACATCGTCCAGCAACACGTTGCTTGACTATCCGTTGGGCACGGTCATCCTTGCGCGCGGAACAATCGACAGACAGGCAAGCGCTGATATCTGGCTCGACCCAAACACCACACGGTTCACCACCGTAGCAGCAACGTCTCAGCTTATCGGTACGTGGCGTGCTCGTGGGCAATACACCGAAAACAGCAACAACATGAACCTATTTCAGCGAGTAGCGTAATGGAAGATTTTCCCAAAATTATAGAGATTTTAAAGGTCTCCAATACGAAAGAAGGCAATGGAGTCTATTCAATCGATCTGGTAATTCAGTTTGACGCGGTTGAAGTGCCCGTTGTTGAAAAATACCTTTACCGCCCGGAAGGCGTATACGGTCTTTCGCCGAAAATTCGGCAATGGTTGATCGACAACCCGAACTTCCCCATTGATGCTTATGTTCCGCCCCCGGAACCGACCATTGAAGAAATTCGGGCAAATATGCCTTCCCTTACCGCCCGCCAACTTCGGCTTGGTCTTGTCGGTAACGGCTACTCCATGTCTCAGGTGTCGGCAGTAATCGACGCGATGCCGGAAGGTGATGACAAGGAAACGGCGCGCATTGAATGGGAATATGCGACCACATTTGAACGCACACATCCCTTGATCGGGACGGTTGGTGCCGCTCTTGCTATCAGCGAAGAGCAAATCGACACGATGTGGACGGAAGCCGCGAGTCTGTAACGCCCCTCACCCCAATCTCTCAAGTGCCAGAACTGGTTTCACCGCTTTTGGCACTTTCTTGTTAGCAATATCTGATGTGAACGGCGACAGCACTCGCAAGAGCTTCGAAATCAAGCTATGCAATCTGTCGTTGGGATTTGCTGGGGGAAATTATGTATCGGAATCTTATTGCGTCCGCACTGCTGTCGGCGGCGCTGGTTAGTTGTGCGACCACGAGCGAAATGCCGCTCGCACAGAATATGGTGCGGCTCGATACGAGCGCACGAGGTTTGATCTTCACGAGCGCAGCGGGCGCGATCACCATGCAGAAAGCGGCGGAAGCGACCTTGCGGCGCGGCTATACGCATTTCCGGCTTGATCAGGCACAAACGGCATCCGGTTCGCAGTTTGTCGGCATGAACACCTATGGAAGCGGAACCGCGCAAGCGAGCGTATACGGTAACAACGCCTATGGCAGCTACAGCGGTTCATCATTCTCGACACCCATGTACGCGCCTACGCGACAGATTGGCGTGACCGTCGTCATGTTCCGCGCGAACGAAGCCGGTGCGCGTGGTGCGTTCGATGCCGCCGACGTGTTGGCGAAGAAGGGCAAGGTTTAAAAGATGGACAACTTTCGTCCTGCCGCGCTCTGGATATCAGGCGTCATCGCGTCCTTGGCGATTGGTTCGGGGATTGGTCATTCAATGAGGAACGAGGAAGCAGCCTTCTTTCTCGCAATCGGGTTTGCGTTGGCTTTCATTTGCGCCCGTTTATGGATAGGCGAAAACCGAAGGACGCCCGACGCTAAATAGGAGCGTCGATACTGAAAACATTTACTTTCCTAATGTCATGCGCGTGACAAAGCCGCCGAAAGGGTTCCTCTCCTGTCCCTTTTCGGCGGCTTTTTTTGTTTGGCGGCATGTCTATTTCAGGTGCTTTAGGTGGCTGCGATTGATGCGGACCATAATCTGATCATTGTGGAAGTCATCGCTCAGCAGAACATCAAATTCGAACTGTAGTTTCGCTTCGAAATATGAGGCTTCGGAAGCAGTTCGGCAAAGTCTCAGTATTTCGCGTTCGAACCGCTCCCGCCCGTATTTCTCGACAAGGGCCTTCAGAGTACCGTTGCTGCCAACATAGTCGCGCCAATCCGATTCTGTGATCGTCCGGCGCTTGCGCTTCTGCCCCTTCAATGGCGGCAATGTCTTGGTATTGCGGAAGCACTTTTTCCCGATGTATCGCTTGCCGGTGTCCCGGTCCCGGATAGAATAGACGAAGCCGTAATGGTCACCGATCAATTCCGGTTCGAACGGCTTGCCTCCATATAGCCAGCTGGTCATCGTCCGGCGAACAGAGCGAATTCAGCCTTACGACGCTTCGTTAGACCGGCAAGCGGCTTCAGGACGCCATTCACCCGCGCCTTATCCCATTGAAGCCAAGAACGTTCAATGTCAGCCAATGAGGCTTTGGCGTTGATGCGTTTCAGCAAAGTAGACGAACCGAACGCACCGATACCGAGATTGTAGGCGAAGGAAACGAGCGCTCCGAACTGGTCATCAGTCAGCTTGACCTTCACGAGCTTTGCCACGCCACTTTCGAAAACGGCAAGATCGGCTTTCAGCAGTCGTTCGGCTTCGGCTTCAGTGATGGTCTTCCGGCGCTTGACGTCGTCCTTGGTGACGGTCTTCGTGTGACCATACCCGATTGTTGGGATATTTGCGGGACAGAAATGCGCCCGAAGTTCGCAGCCTTCGGACGTTTTGATGAGTGAGATTGCTTTTGGGGAAGTGGTGTTTGTCATCCATTATATAGGAGCGGATGACGATCTATCCCCGGTCAAAGCGCTTGTTGGCTTCAATGAGTGCGGCGATAGAAGAGGCAGACTCGCGAATTCGCGTTAGATTGTCTTCCATTTCTTCATGCCAAGACTCGATAATGATCATGCGCTCAGCCAACGAAAGGTCTTCGAATTCGGCACTGTTCGGGAAATTGATGACGTTATTCATTTTCTTGTTCTCCTTAGTTCGTCTGATTGTTGGGTTGGAAGGAAAACCCGATATCCCGCCACGTCATCTTCCCGACAATGGAGCGGTCGTAATGGGTTTGGAGGTATTTCGAGTGACCGTAAGCGTTGCCGCTGATAACTTTTTCTGGCTTGGTACAGCTTGTCCAAACGCTGGCTTGTGACATCATTCCTTCGCTTGCTTCGGCTGCTTGGTAGGATGACGGGAATTCGCCCCAAGGCGTCTTGAACGTGCCCGAATATCTGTGATGTCCTTCACCGACACCACATCCGGATAGAGCGTCATTCGAGCGATTGTATCGATAGTTTCCACTACTGATGTACGCTTGTTCAAGCTCCGCAAGGTGATCAGGTTCGCCATACTCAAGTACGGAAAACAGGAACGCGCTCTTGCCTTCACGGCTGGCATCGTAATCGCGTTGCATCGACTTGTTAGAGTGACGTCCGTACGCAAGCGCGCTGTAGTGTTGACATCTGCGCTTCATGAGATTGACCGTTCTCCCGACATAAGCCGTATTGCTCGCCAAGTGCCGGATTTCATAGATGCCGCTTACGGCTTCGATTTTCAGTTCCATTTTTTGTTTCCTCTAAAATTTCTAATCAAAACAAAAAGTCCCCCAAATGCCCGCTCGGATGCGCACTTGGGGGACTAAGAAAACTTTTCGTTTTTGATCTTAGAGGAAGTGGACCGAACCGCTATTGAATGACTTGTGAGCAAGCCATTCCGAGCGGCTGATCACAGAACTATTTAGTTCCCCGATCCCTGAAATTGGTCCATTTTCACGCGCAAATCTTGCGTTTTTTGGACGGTTGCCGCGATTTTCTTGCGTTTTGCGCGTCGTTCCAAAACTTCGATTTTGGCTAAATACCTCCATAAAAACAGGAGCTATCACCCATGACAATCAAAGCTATATGCTTGGGACTTCAGTCGCCCACTTCCACCATGCAAATCATTCAGAGAGGCGGGAAGAGGTTCGTCCTTGCGCTCGCCATTAGTCTTGAAACCAACGCCGACAATCTCGCCGATGCGATGCCGAACACGCCGGTAACATTCTCGATTGAGGAAGTGCCGTTCGCAGTCGTGAAGAAGGCATTCGCGGACACCGATCCGGATTCCGATGTCGGCGCAATTATCGCTATGGAAGACGGGAAGGCCTTATCCGAAGAAGCCTTAGAGGCAGTTCGGGGTTACGTGCGCCGAAGTGTGATGGCGCTGCCGGTGCGCGATTTCAAGCGGCACCTGTCGGGCGATAAATAATCCGTAAACCAATCAGCAGGAGAGAACAACATTGGACCACGAGGCGGAAGCGCAATTCTATTGGGGAAAGCGGTTAGCTCTTCTCTCTGATGAGGCAGCGGAACAGAAGCGCAAGATCAGCCAAAAGAAGACTGAGCACCGCAAGCGAGGCAAGGGTGAATTCCGGTTAGGCAAGAAGGATCGGGAAGACCAGATTTCCATTGACGAGATTGCGACGGTGTATCGGAGCTTCGTCAAGGCGACCAAGAAAGAGCTTCAAGCGGCAGATAAGCTGATACTTCGGTCATATGCGGCAAAGTTCAGGGGGCGGGTTGTCGGTTGAGACAATCCTCCACAACACCAAGACACAACACCCCGGCTCTTCACTGAGACCGGGTTTTTTATTTGGACACAGTCGGCGGTCCGCTTGATCGGCGGGTTGCGCGATCTTAGCTTGCCATCTCTGGTATTGGGGATTGGGGCTCATGAAAGACCGTTGGGCGAAGTGGAAAGACATTAATTGGCTTTGGGTAGCGGTCGTGCTCACTGCCGTGTACGTCACTGGCGTAACGTCGGTCGTGGGATGGGCAGATATCCGCGACTTCTTCACGAACCCCAAAACCGAACTAAACGCCATCGGAGATTTCTTGTCGGGGACGTTCGCGCCCATTGCCGTCGTGTGGCTGGTGGCTGGTGTCATGACGCAACGGCAGGAGTTGGGCGATGCCCGTGAACAGTTCCGAGAAAACCAAGAAGTCATCGATAAGCAACTGAAGACGATAGACAGCCAGAACAAGCTGTTATCGCTCCAGCATGAACAGTCCGTCGAGAATGCAAAGAAGGCTTACAAATTGAGCCTCTTCGACAAGCGCTTTGAAATCTATGAAAAGTTCATCCAAGTGGGACATTGCTATAAGGAAAGACCATTTGACCACGACGCCTATTGGGCAATGATCAATCTGTCCCTTGAAGCTTCGTTCGTGTTTGATCAGAAGCTCACAGAGTGGTTCGTGGACATAGCCATTGAAATAGATGACTTCCTAAAGAACGAACGAGGTTGTCCTTGGGAATATGCCGATGACGGCTTTGGTAACCCCGTACTCGCAGACAGTCCGAAAAATGATAAGCTTCAATACCAGCTGGAACAGCAGACAAACCGCATCCGCGAATTCTTCTTCCCGGAGACGCGGATCGGGAAATTTCGGAGCTACATGAATGTTAGCGATCAGCCAGACGTGGTGGACGGATAGCCAGCCAGTATGCGAGGACGGTCACACGCGATGGCTTTCCTGAAGCTTTCGAAAAGGCGGCTTGAATCAACCCCCAACAGCGTATCACCAGTTACCCCGGCTCTTCAGTGATCCGGGGTTTTCGTTTTTCGGGAAGGCAAGGGTTGCTACGTTTTTCTGCTACGTTTTGCTACGTTTTCAGTTGACTCGCCCGTCGCAATATGTTGAATTCATTGAGGAATTTACCCCCATCGAATCCTGTCGGGTGCGCCAAATATTGCCGGTCCGTTCTGGACACATAGGTTACGGTTTATTCCTGAGACATAGGTAACACTTTCGGCCCGAACGGTTTTGAAGTGGTTCCAGTCTGCATGTCTCGTCATCGAAATATCCCAGATCATACTGCATGAAGCTGGTGAGCCATATGTGGTCTTCGACCTGTTTGATTCCGACGGTCTGCCCGGCGAAGACCTGGCTTAAGTTGATCTTCTTGCGTTTGTAGCAGATGCGCCCGCATGTGGTGACGGTCACCGCCTGGTCGTGGAAAGGATAGCCCAGACTCGGCAGTCCGCGGTAGGGGCGCGGTGAAACGCTGTAGCACTCGGCTGGGCAGGCCATATTAAGGGCCTGATGGGGCCGTTCGATGTTGAATTCTTCGACGAAATCGTCGAAGCGGGCCTGCTGCTGCAGGAAATTGGCACCGGCCGGTTTGGTTGTCTCCAGCTTCAAGGCCGGATGCATGCGCTCATGGCGGCCGTTCTGCTGCGGATGGCCTGGTTTGATACGTTCAATGTCGATGCCAAGCCTGAGCCACCACACCGATAACCGGGAAAGATTGAACAGTGCATTGGGGCTGGCGAAGGGCACGCCGTTGTCGGTTCTGATCGCACGGGGTAAGCCGAACTCCTGGAAAACGCGCTCGAACACGGTGAAAGCGTAAACCTCCTTGGTGGTGTGAAGCGCCTCACAGGCCAGGAGGTAGCGGCTGGCGAAATCGGTGATCGTCAACGGATAGCAGTAGCGCTTGTCGGCGAGCATGAACTCACCCTTGTAATCGGCGCACCACAAGTCGTTCGCTCGACACGGTTGGGAGAATGGTGTTCCCTGTGCCCTGTTTCGCCGTCGCTTGCGGTGCTCGACCAGCCCGTTGCGGTCGAGCACCGCGTGCACGGTTGAGATCGCCGGCGTTTGCACGTCCGGGTAAAACCGCGCCAGTCGTTCCCTGATCTTCGGTGCGCCCCAATTCGGCTTCTCCTGCTTGGCACGCACAATCAGCTTCTCGATTTGGAATGGAAGCTGATTGGCGTGCCGGTAAGGACGCCGCGAGGGGTCGGTCAGTCCTTCCAGCCCGCAGGCATTATAGCGGCTGATGATCTTGTGGCACCGGTCTTGCGGGAGATGCCGAACTGGCGGCAAAGCACCGCGATCTTCTCGCCATCCAGAACCCGCGCAACGAAATTTGAGACGTTCGTCCATGCGGTTGCACTCCTGCCAAGGCACCTTTGCTCTCCTCGCAAAGGCCGAAAGTGTAACCCATGTCTGCGGAATGAAATGTCCCCCATCTCTTTTGGTCCGCCCGCGAACGCAAACGATCAACGCGTTGCGGGGGCATCTGATGGAATTCGGCTTGGTCGTCGCGCAAGGGATGCAAAACGTTCCCCGCCTGGGCAATTGATCGGAACGCATCCGGACCTGCTAGGGACCGCCAGAAGCCTGAGCTTCGGACTGCTGCAGCACATCGAATCTCTGACGGATCAACGCCCTGGAGCAAGACTTGCGGGCCAGAGCTCGACAGGACGAGGTTGCCTCGCGCTTGACCACCATTCCAGGGATTGGTGCAATTTGCGCCACAGCAATGGAAGCCTTGGCACCCTCGGCGGCGGCCTTTCCAAGGGCCGTGATTTTGCGGCGTGGATCGGGCTTACGCCAAAACAGAACTCGTCCGGAGGCAAGGAGCGTCGGGAAAGACATCGAAAATGGGCAGCGAGATTTGCGGCGGCTGCTCATCATTGGAGGCACGACCGTCGTCCGTTGGGCGAGGCGACGCGGCGCGCCGGCTGGTACCTGGCTGGCAAGAATGATTCTGACGAAACCGCCAAAGCTAATTGCAGTCGCTCTGGCCAACAAATTGGCGCGTATCGCCTGGGCTCTCATGGCCCGCGGGGCGTCTACGAAGATCCGGCCCCTGGCCCTGCCTGATGCAGCAGCCAGAAGTCGCGAGACATCGGGAATGTGGTGAAGTCTAACGGCGATTATGGGCAATCGGTCAGAGAACGGGATTGGATAAACCAGCAGTGGGATGAGTGCTCAGAAGCACGTGTAGCCGATTGGGATCCGATCCACGAACTCCATAAAGGCCCGCGGCGCCTCGATCTCGCCACATGAGGCTGGACAAACGTCAGCGCCTGACCACATGCCCGTACCGAGGTAAGTTTCCGCTTGCATCTTCCGTGGCGTCCACACACGTGCCCTTCACTTCGTAAGCCCAGTCCGACCCCTTCGGCGGCTTGTCGACCAGCGTCGCAAGGCAGGGATCGACACGCGCCGGCATGGGATCGATTGGAGCGATTTCGCAAGCCTTCTTTGAGGATGCTTTGGCCATCTAGCCATTAACACAGGAGCCGGAAAAAGCCGAACTGACTCTTTTGGCTGAGAGAACATATTAGGAACATTCGGCGGCGATGCGGGCGCCAGTCCAGGGGCGAAAGACGCGCATCATGCGAACACTTGAAGATGAGATAGGAACCGCAATTGAAGTCGATCTTGCGGTAATGCCTTTGCACCAAAGGCGGGCCTTTGCCGGTCTCGACCAGTATCGCGGTCCCGTCGAGGTGCGCGGCGTCCACGAACTCGCTATGGGAGTTGCCGAATCCTTCGGGGTCTTTGCAATCTTCGATGTCGAGACGGTGTTGCGGTCTCCGGCAATCACGCCATTCGTTACGCAGACGCTCTACTCAATCCCGCTTGAACTGCGGCGGGCCGCCTGCGACCGCGACCGACTAAAAGCAGATAGCGCGCGCAAGGAGATGGCGCGGATAATCTCGGCCGCACTGCTGGCGTGAGCCATTGAAGCACGTCGGCGCTTCCTGCCATCCGAATTGGGAAGAGATTTTCGAGCAGCAGTTTGGCGCCGGCCGAGGAGGAGGATCAAGCGGATGAGTGACGAACATGGCGCGAACCCCGCTACGAGACCGGCCGCTAGGTCCATTGCTGCGAGCATCCTGGCTGCACGAGATGGGGTGGCTTTGGTTTCACCGTCGGCCGGTCGGAGCCGAGTTGGTTCTGCTTTGAGCATCGGCCCGAGTGGAAAATCGCGCAGATGCGGTCGAGCGGTCAGCGGTCAGATGCAGACCAACGGCTATAGAGAAAGCTATATTGGTGAACATTAGCAACTGCTGTAGAATTACCGCAGACAAACGGAGGGTGAGCAATTGGAAGAGCTTCGAAAAGAGGGTTCGCCCGCCGAGGAAGATAGGCGCGAGTTTTTAAAGGCTTGCGGCCGCTTCGCGGCAGTCACCCCGCCTGCAGTGACCATGTTGCTGTCGACCAGCCTCACTTCTGATGCCATCGCAGCATCCGGCAGCGGCGCCTCCGGGGGAAAGGGCGGCGGCGGCGGGAATAGTGCAAAGGGCGGCAAGGGTGGAAATGGCACGAAGGGCGGTAAAGGAGGAAATAACGCCAAAGGGAAGGCCAAACCTGGTAAATAAATGCTGCAGGAAGCCTGGAACAAAGTCGCACGAGATGCGTTATTCGTGGCGCCGCGCATTCCGCGGCACCAGGTCCCCCAACCTGTTCAGAGTGCCCGCCACCATCCCCTGGTGCGGGCACTCACTCTTTTTGATATCTTCTACTTGCTCTGAAGGTAGTCCATCACCTTATCTCGGTTCGGCCCGGCTTCGCGGATCGCCTTAAGCGCCTTCTGCCGCGTCACCCTCGCCGTTCGCATGAGGTACGCGACCTCGTGCTCCTGTTCGGACACCAGCTCGCGGTCGCGGCCTCTCTTCTTCGGATTATCTGCCATGCTTTCCTCCATCAACATGGATAAAGGATAGGAGCCGACCGGCCGCCGGCAAGGACTGGAACCTCATGCCCGGTGACGTGTTCACCTGCCGAGGAGATGGACCATGGGCGGCAAAGAGAAGATGAAGCAGCTCATTTGGGACTGCCAGAAGGACATTGCCGCCGACCGGCCGCCGGAGAGCGGCATTTCAGAGCACGAGCTGCTACAGATGCTCATCGCCCGTCTCCATGGTCGCCAGGCGAAGGAAGCGCTGGGTGATGATTGAAGGTTGGGGCCCGGATGACGATGGCGGCGGCGACCGCGGTAGCCCCGTTCGTCAAGACCGAGAGATGGCCTGAGACAAATAGAGCTGCAGCGGGGGACTGCTGCAGCTCCGATCGCGACGTTTGCCGTCACATAGCTGGGGCGAATTGCCCTGTTCCATTCAAGGGAACCGCTTCGAACGTCGCTTGCGGATATTTTACTCTCAGCAGAAACGGAATCAAGGGAAAGCGCCTGATTGGTCAGCGCCGGTTGTAGCTTATCTCGCGCGCCGCTATCTGGAATTCCAACAGACTACCTCGCATCGAGATCCTCTGGTCGAGGTGCGGTTTCCCCAGAAGAGACGCCTTTGTTGTTCCATCGAAGTCGTTGAGACGCGTCTTCGATGTGGCCCGCGTGTCCGACCGGAACTCGACGAAGTCGTTCATAAAGATCCCGGCGACGAAAGCCGCCATAGTCGTGACCGCCCATATGATAGCTGTCACCAGAGACGTTCTGCTGGACGTTGAAATTGTGCCGGATGGTGAGGAAGCCGACTAGCAGGTGAAACGCGGTTGCAGCACGGCCGGCGCTCTTTGCCACCGCGTTACGGGTCGACCTCGTTCGTACACTCCGAAAAAGAGGTCGCCAGGCTGAACCGAGACGCAAAACTTCGGAATTCTCTTTTTGAGGCATTTCTTGCCCGAATGTGGCAGGCGCTTAACCACTTAACCAGAACGGCACACAAAGGTTCTTGAAGCCACCGCCCGTCGCCCGTAGCATTACAGACAAACCCATAAGGGGTTTGGGATGGCCCCCAGCCCTACACTCCATCTCGATGGAAGGCCCAGGCCCCTCGCCTCGGGCTTTTGTCTGCGGGCTAATCTGCTGGCTCGGTCACCCCTCGACTTTCGCTAGCAAGTATCCCAACAAGTGGTCTAGTCCACCTGTCCGAATTGTGCGCATTGTTTTTAAGCCTTAAAAGATCCGCTAGTCACTTTGAGCCTTCTCACGAATTACCGCTCCGCGAAATCTAGAGGGAAGAAATGATCCTCAATGGAACTAGCCTGTCTGACGTCATCCGTGGCTTTCTTAGCGACGACCAGATATGGGGATATGCAGGCGACGATTATCTCTACGGCGGCGTCGGCAATGACAGGATCTTTGGCGGCGATGGCAATGACTATATCGTCGGCGGCGTCGGCGATGACTATGCCGAGGGCGGCGAGGGTAACGATCGGCTCGACGGCGGCCTCGGGAACGATGCGTTCATGGGTGGAATAGGGAACGACATCTTTGACGGCGGGGAAGGCAACGACGTTCTCGATGGCGGCCATGGCCATGACCAGATGCTGGGCGGTCGGGGACACGACAAGATTTTTGGTGGCGCGGGAGAAGATTACATCGACGCAGACGAGGGCGACGACATTATTTTTGCTGGGTCCGGAGACGACGGCTTCAACAATCGGGTGAACCCCGCAACGGGCAAGCTGACGCAGCAGGCAGTAGGTGGTGGCGCCGGCAACGATACCATCTATGGCGAAGGGGGCAACGACGCTCTAAAGGGCCAATCCGGAAACGACCGGGTCTATGGCGGCATCGGCGACGACATCGTCGATGGCGGCAACGGAAACAACTATCTCGATGGCGGCGACGGCAACGATGTGTTGGATTCGGAGGGCGGAAGCGACGAAGCCCATGGTGGCAGCGGCAATGACAGAATCTCGGTGGGGGCCGGTAACGACCGGGCCTTTGGGGATGACGGAGATGACATCCTGACCAGCGGGGCCGGCGACGATTATCTGAGCGGCGGCATCCATCAGGATCGCCTTTTTGGCGGCACTGGCAATGACACACTGCGGGGTGACGCAGGCCGAGACGTTCTCTCAGGCGACGCGGGAAGCGACATACTCTGGGGCGGATCCGATTCCGACCGCTTTGTCTTCAAGGGCTTAGGGGCACTATCTGGCCAGGATACCGTCATGGATTTTCAGGATGGCCTGGACTTGCTTGCCATCGAGTCGCTCGGGGTCAAGCAGTACTCCAATTCCGGCGCCGCAGGTACGATCTACGCCTACGACGCCACCGGCGGCGACGTGCTGGTGAAGGGCTATAATTCTGCCGGGAACGCGTTCTCCATCCTGGTGGACGATCCCAACGGCAGTCTCACCGCTGCCAACTTCTCGAGGGCGGACTTCGTTTTCGCATAGGCCGGGGCGATGGACTAACTGCAGTCGGCAGTCCCATCCACCCGTACCGAGCATCGGCTGCGGATAGGTGCTGCACATCCCCGATCACCTCATATCCGAGCTGGTTAAGCTCGATGAGGAGCCGCGGCTTGCGTTTTAGGTCTGCAAGTCTCGTGTCCATGTCGGCCGAACCTTAGTCCGGCTCATTGATGGCAAAGGTTCTTAGGCGGAGCGCTGAGCGAAATCATCGAGGCATATTGGAGTTGTCACCCGGAGCGGCATTCTCGTCTGCCGCTCGTGTGAGTGATGCCTTAGAGCTCCCCGCGACGTCCCTTCTGGGAAGCTCTGAGGTGCGCACGCTTTACAGGACTTTCAAGGATGCGAGACCGAGACGATCACAGCCTACCGGAAGAAAGCGCATCCACTGACGAGAAACCCGCGCCAGACACTCCAAAGAGAACGATCCATATCGGCTGAAGTCGGTTGGCGTTAACCACGAACGCGATACCGCCCGCCTGAAAGCGTTGGAATATCTCGGCAGACGGTGGCTGTCACACCACTAGCAGTGCCGGCATTAACGCCGGAGCTGCGCGCCGTCCCGCTGACTGGCCTCGATCCGCTGCAGGGTCTCGCGCATCACACGCGTAACGATGGAAAAGCTGTTGAGCGTGTTCTCGACAGCCTTCATTGAGGTAGCCGCTTCGGCCGCCTGCTTCTCCACCGCCGATATTCGAAGCTCGTGATTATCGATCTACCGGAGGGAGACGTCCGTCAGGCGCTTGTCGAGGCCATCGATGGAATTTGCCTGCGAATCCTGATTGGCATTCACCCTCTGCCGTGTCGCGCGCCCCACGCTACGAGGCCGCAGCCAAAGCCGAATAGGATCACCAGCGTGTTGAGGTCATATTCAAACCTCCATTTCAGAGTTGTGACCATTTTTCCGGTTTCCTGTGTTTCGGCCAATGCCCTACATGGACGATAGCGATGCGAAATGGGCCGGCCGAAACGAACCGGCTTCTGACCTCTCGGAAATCGCGGCGCACCGCGCGGCTTAAGATTTGCTGGACTTTGCAGCGCAGCTCGCAGGCCTCGCCGAGGATCTCAAGGCTCTGAACGCAAGACCGATTGAGCCCATTTCGCTTTTGGTCGAAACCGAAAGATCAGGCTGACGCAAGCCTTCCTGGATGAATGTGTGGCTGTGGCTTCAGCTCCAAGACGCAGTGTGGATACCCTCTTCCTCCCCGTAAGGACGAGCCCGTTAACACTGATAGCTGAATCGGTGGAGGATCTGATCTGTGGTTTGCTTCTGGTTAGCAGCCGCCTCATTCATGGCGGCCAGAGGCTCGTTGCTAACCGCAGAAGGCGACGAGCCTCGCCCAATAAAAGCCGCACCTCGTATCATGCGTACCGCTAACCCGTGATCCTCGGCCCCGGATCGCGGGTCTTTTGTGTTTTGGAAAGCAAGCCCCTTCTCGGTAGTGTGCTGAAGGTTCTGCAAATTCACTGAGAGAGGCGGTCATGGCAGGCTGGTGATGTTGACGTCACCTGATTCCCTGGAAGGAACGCCACCATGACCAAGACTGAAGGTAGGACAGCCAGCGCCGCCGTCAAAGACATTTTGCTTTCGAACCCCGATGGGCTGCGCGAGGTGATCCGCACGGTGATGCAGGAGGTGCTGGAAGCGGAGATGGACGAGGCGCTGGGAGCTGCGAAAGGCGAGCGCACGCCGGAGCGGCTCGGCTACCGTTCGGGCCACTATGGCCGCACGCTGATCACGCGGGTGGGCAAGCTCGAGCTGCGGGTGCCGCAGGATCGCTCGGGGCACTTCTCCACCGAATTGTTCGAACGCTATCAGCGCTCCGAGCGG